GACGGATGTCACCGTTACGACCGGCACGGCGGTGTTCTCGATCAACGCCGATACAGACGAGAACCGCGTCGTCGGGTACCTGGCCACGAACACGATCACCGCCACCGGCAGCGCGACGGCAACGCGCAACCTGAGCGTGACGACGGATGTCACGGTGACCTATGCCACACAGCCGCCGATCCCGACGCCGGAGACGGTGACCGCAGCGGACGAGAGCACGCGCTACGAGCTGCGCATCCGGGGCGCAAATGGGAGCGAGGTAGCGCGGCTGGGCACAGGCGGCGCGGACCCGAACCGATACCACGTCGGACCGTTCGAGTATATGAAGCACGTCAATTCGCCCGGCGGGATGACGCTGCGCCTGAGCGGCGGGCACCCGGCGCTCGATCTGCTGGAGGAGAACGGACAGGTCGAGGTATGGCGCAATGCCGGCGCGGGCTGGTATCGGGATTTTACGGCGATCTGGACGGATGACTATGATTACGACTACCACGAGGAGCCGCTGTTCACGGGCTACGCACCGGGGCACCTGGTGATTTTGGACTGGGCAAACGTCGCCTGGGCGGCAGGCAGCGCGAACCGCTCCAAGTTCTCGGCGGTGAGGGCCGAGACGATCGGCAAAACGTTGGTACAATACAACGTCACGAGCAGCGCAGGCACGGCGAACGGGCGCGACCTGGACTGGCGCGGGCCGTTCACGGTGACGCTGGAGTCCGATCGCGGGCAGGGCGCGGCGCTGGATGTGTCGTGCGCGCGGCAGCCGCTACTTGAGACGCTGCAAGAGGTAGCCACTTCGGGCGGCGGGGACTTTGACCTGATCCGCTCTACGACGAATCCAAAGTCGTTCCAGTTCCGGTGGTACAATGGCCAGCGCGGCGAGAACCGGACGAGCACAGTGCGGTTCAGCGTCGAGCTGGCGAATATGAAGAACGTGACCTACCGGCACCGGGGCAGCAAGGCGACCTCGGCGGCGATCGTCGGCGGCCAGGGCGAGGGCAGCGGGCGTGACATCGAAATCCGGCTGGCGTCCGAGGACAGCAGCACGCGGCACCGCGAGGCGTTCGTGAATGCGACCGAGATCGACAAAGGCGAGACAGATGCGCTGCGCGACAAGGGCGACCGCTACCTGGGCGATCACGGCGACACCGAGGTATTCGCGTTCGACGTGGCGCAGACGCCGAGCAGCAAGTACGGCGTCCACTACTGCGTGAGCGGCGCGCTGGGCGACCTGGTGACGGTGGTGCGCCCGGACAACGCCGAGGAACAGACGCACAAGATCGTTCAGGTGACGGTGGCGGTGGGGATCGACGGCAGCGACGCGATCACGGTGGGGACGGAGGAACAGTAGTGCCCAACGTCGTAGACATCTCGACTACCGTCTCCGGCAAACTGCGCGACCTGGAGCAGCGGACGCTGGCGCTGGAACGACGCGAGCAGCCAACGGGCGCATACCAGGCCGGGGTGGACGTGTACCCGGACGGGGAGCAGAAGCTCGGCCTGTGGGCGCGCACCGTGAACCGGGCAGGCATCACCGGCTACACGGACCATCACCGGGCCGGCACGGCGCTGTCTGGTTTTACCTGGGCGCTGGGCAGTGGGTTCGGGGCGGAGGCAGACGCGATCTGGAACCGGCGCGGCAGCTTTATGACCTGGACGCTGGGCGACAACCCGCACTTTCTGTACGACGCGATCGGGACGTATGACCGGCGGCGCTTTTACGCGCGCGTGCGCGTCGGGACGGCGGTCGAATTTGGCGTGCGCCTGGACGACGGAGGGACGGCGAACTATGCCGAGATCGTGCTCGATCCGAACAACAGCGGCGCATACGTGGTGGATTTCCGGCACAAGAAGGCCGGGGCCGCCGAGACGGACACGGCGGGGCCGACGATCCCGGCGACGCAGTTTTCGGTGGTGATGCTGCGCTACGACAACGACCGGATATACGGGCGGCTGATCGCTGAGGATGGGGCCGAGGTTGGGATCAATGGGTTCGACTCGGGTACGGTGAGCTGGACGCCCGCGCGCGTGGGGTATGTGGCGCGGGGGAATGCCGGGAACCGGGGGACGGCGGTGAGCGATTGGTTTTATAATACGTTTGCGTGAGGGAGGCTAGGCGTGGGGCGGGCCTAGCCGGCACTTTAACAATTTAATATTTGGGCGGACAATAATCCGTGCATTCTGTGATTTGCTCTCCAGAAGATGCACAATCATGTTCTGTGCAAGAAGCACACAGATTTGTAGTGAGTGAAAATTGTCTACGTTTCAATGACTCGCGTGCCCAGGCATATGTAACCGCTTCTTGAATCACATCGGTTTTGGTACAGTTCCACCATTGGACAAGATCGTTGATTTGGCCTACCGTTCTATCAGAAGCACGGATTTGAATAGGTGTTTTGGTCATACAGCCTCCCAGGCTTCTGAGAACTCTCGATCCGAAAACATCTCTGCCAGGCCGCTGATCTGTTTCAGGCGCAGCACCTCATCTGGCTCCATTCCCAACTCGCGCCCGATTTTAGCATCGCTCCAATTCCGGCGCGCCAGCTCCACGACAATCTCGCTCATTCCAGATACGAGATGTTTCCCGCGTGCTCGGTTGTGGCGAATCGTCGCCGCGATCCGGTCTGTGCGCTGTTCCCGGTTGGGATTGATCGTCGTTACCGGCAGGTATCCGAGCGTGCGCTGCTGGATGTCTTTGCACTCTTTACCGACGCGGGTGCGGTGAAACCCGTCCACGACCTCGCGGTCCTCGCCGCCGTTGTAGAGCCAGGTGACGATCGGCTGCGTGTACCCATCCTCGCGGACGGAATGCTGGAGCAGCTTCATCTCTGGAGGCGCGACCAGGTTAGGGTTGTAGTCGTTGGCCTCGACCGTCTCAGCGTCTACCCAGATCACACAATCGACCGGCTCATCTCTGTGCGGACTGATCTCGTGCAAAGCGAGTTTAATCTGATTCAGCGCCTCGATCCGCTCGTGCTCGGGCAAGACAGCCAATTCTTCGATCAGTGGACGAATCCGATCCACAATGTCCAGTCCTATGAGGGAAAGATTCCCCATCGCTCTCTCCGTTTCTTCATAATGCGCTTGTACCGTTCGTATGCGCCCGACTTGTGCATTGAAAAGCTGAGTCCCTTGCACCAGTAGTCGTGCCTGAGCAGCGCCTTGCAGATACGCCGCCACGAGGGCACTTCCTTCTTGGCCTCCAGCCCGTGTTCGGCTTCGTCGGGTATACCATTGGGATACCCACGCTCTCGCCACCAATGCAGAAACACGGCGATTTTGTCCTTATAGTGATCGGCCATCTTTTCTGGCATACTGCCCAGAAGCAGCATCGCGAACGATTGCCAAGTATGGCCCTCCGGCTTGTCGATCTTGATCCGGCCCAGAATGTTTCCCGTCTCGTTGGCATAGAGCGCGCCTTGATTGGCCCCGTTGACACGCGCCACAACACGCGCCCAGGTATCCGGCTCAATGATGTGAAAGAGCCAGAGACCTTTGCGCTGATCGTCTCCGTAGGGCTGGCAGATGCGCGCTTGGTGGATCGATAGGCCGGCCTGGTGCATCCGATCGTAGAGTCGATTGTATGGCTTGTCGGGATAATGTGCGTGATAGGTCCACAAATCCTCTGTGCGCCAGTCGTAGATCGGGTATACGTTCCAGAGCGTGCCGCCGATATAGTTGGTCCAGTTGCGGCCCTCGAATTTCATTCCGTGACCGGCAATGGTGCGGTAACGATTCAAGCTCTCATCCGAGCGGATTCCGACGAGGCAGGCACAGAGTTGATCTTGTGCGTACCACTGCCCAAAATCGGGTACAAAGTCCTCGAACTCTTCGGCGTATTTGTAGAACGGGAAAACTTTGGGATCGGTGATCGCGCAGTCGGGTGGCTGCCGTATCCAGTCGTTTTCTCGTCCCGGCTCCCAGGTGATCCAGTGATGCTGAAACTGAGAGACAGCGTTGCGCAAATGGATCGGCAGCGCCACCCAGAACGGCTCGATGTGCTCGGCATACATTTCGAGCAGGTCCAGGCCGTGATCGATAGTGAGCTTGTACTGGCCTTCTAGGTCGAGAAAAAGCACGCCGACAGTGCGCCCGCGCTTGATCGCCTCATCCATCACGAGGTGGAGCATCACCGTGCTATCTTTGCCAAACGAGCACGAGACATAGATGCGCGGGAATGTATCAAACGTCCAGGCGATACGTTGGCGCGCAGCCTCTAGGACGTTGATGCCGATTCCGCGTTTAGGCATTTGATGACCTCCTCTCGTGTGATCTCGTGGTATGTTGCTCCTTCGACAAGGATGAAATAGCGGCGCGACCTGGCCCAGGTCAGCCGCTCATGCACTTCATAGATACCGGGCCTGAGCGGGTAATAGATGTAGACGCCCCGTGATCCGGTCGAATTGGCCTGTGTATAGTCTCTCTGCCCACATACAAACTCACGGGCAAAAGTATACTTTGGATCAAAGCCCTTGATTTGAGCGACCCAACAAGAACCTTCCCGTTTTGCCATTTGCCAAGCGCCCGTCATTCGTCGATCAACTGTGCGCTCTTTGGATCGCTTGTAGCTAAAATAGTCGTCGCCTATGGCTTCGAGCTTGATGACGGCAAGCAAGGTGCCCCCTTTCCTAAGAAGAATTGTTGAATCATATCGCTCTGCTGCTCGCGTTCCCCCGGGCGAAACCTGCCGGGAACAAAAGTCTCTGGATGCATATTGCCCCAATTCACTGTAGCAATATGTTTATGGAACTCGACGGCAAAAGCCCACTCGAATCCTTTATCAGAGAACAGCCAGTCAAAGAAAGCACCAATTGCGTCGGGTTTATGTTGTCTGCCGTCAGCGCGCCGATAGGGCACAACCGTATAGTTTGCCTCCATCGATGGCGCAATCAATCTCCCGCCGCCAAAGATTTCTGCATTATTGCTGTAGAATCTGGCGTTAAGGCGGCGCTGGTGAATGTATGGTATTTGCCCGTACACCTTTAATCCCTCAGCATAGAAAATGATCTGCTTTGGTTTCCACGGGGCGGGCAAGTCCCGCCCCGTATCAGCGTAAAAAGCCATTGACTGCTACCACCTAATCACCTGGGCGCTATAACTGATCTGCTTTTTTTGAAGAAGCCGAACAGCGGCGGCCAGTCCGCGCACTTGGACTTCGACCAGAGACTCAAGGGGTTGATTGGCATTAGTGAGACTGTGAGCCAGAAGGGCGCGATCTTGGGCGTATGCTCCCTTGACCCGGCTTTTACTGCGGTAGCTATAGCGCGCGATCACTACGTCCAGATCGTGGATAATCTGCTCGATGGTCCCTGTGTGCTCCTTGATATATGCCTGATTGGCTTGAATCTGCGCGATTTCGGCCTCTAGCGTGGCATCTTCGACGGTATCGGACATCTTGATGATTTCGTCCTCGTCTTTGCCGCGACGGTCCTGAATGGTGAAATGCTTGGCTGTGATTTCGAGGGCTTTGCCAGCAAGGCCGTTGTCCACTAGCCATCCCGTATCCTTGCCGCCCCATTTGCGGTTGGTATAATGAATCACTGATTTGAACTCGTCAAGCCATTCGGGGTTATACGGAGTGTCGATTGCGATCTGGTGCTCATTTGCCTGGGTGATGATGGCGATTTTCATTTTGTCCTCCTTGCTTCTGTCTAAGGGCAGTATACCAGATTGCAATACGCTTTGTCAAGTCTCGCTGAACGCTATGTACCATATATATCCTAAATGGATTCTAACGCATATCACGAGTTTTCGAGTCGAAAAACATTGACATCCGATTGACATTCAAAATGGAGGTTATCGTGAAAACAGCACACTTTGGCCTTTTCGCCGCACTACTCGCACTCTGCGCGTGCGTGCCGCAGGCTGCGGTAGAGAGCGCGGCGGTTCCGGTTCTGGCAAATGCCGACTTTGACGGCGCGTTTACGATCCGCGAGGCGCAGGAGGTCGAGATCGCGGCAGGGTGGGACTACAGTTATATGAGCGGCGACGATCGCTGGTGCCGCGCGCCGTGCTACCGGCCCGAGTGGAAACCAGAACGCGAGATCGCCATCAGCGGCACGTCTCAGCGATGGTTCACGACGTTCGCCCGGCACTATACCGCGATCCACCAGAGCGTGACCGTCGAGCGCGGGCAGTGGTATCGGTTCTCGTGCCAGGTCTACGCGATCAGCGAACCGGACGGGCAGCTCGCCGTGCGCGTGGGTGCCAACCCGTGGAACGCCGGCGTGTTCGATCACACGATGATCTGGGGTCAGCAGCAGCCCTGGGGCTCATACCGGGAGTGGAACGAGGTCGAGGTGGTGTTTCGGGCGTGGAGCGATAACGTGCGCGTGGCCGTGGGGAGCGTGCCGAACTATCCCGTCAAAAACAACGCGGCCTATGTGGACAACTGCCGGATTGAGCCGGTGGATATTGGCGACTGCCCAGAGTGCCCCGCTTGCCCGTCGCCTGAGCCGTGCCCGACCGGGACGTTTCCGAGCATCCCGCCGTGTCCGACGTGCCCGCCGAGTGGCGGGGATGGGTGCGACGAAAACGCAATCGCGCAGGCGGTTGTGGATGCGCTGCGCGATTGGTTTGGCGGG